GTATTTTCTCAAAGAATTTGTCCAAACCATGCCTGCTCTTGCTACGACCATTTTTCTGAACATAATATCATTAAATATCTTTCTTGAAGTCTGTTTCTTGTAAACTTCCATGATACCACGAACTGGTGTTCTTGGTGTTGGCCAAACGGCAAGTTCTTTTTCAGCTTCATTATATCTAATTTGATAAGATTCACCGAAATCTAACTTAGCTTGTTCAAGCCACATCAAAGAAGCATTCCAGTTTCCAAGCATATCACCATAACCAGCACTGTTACCATAACAAGAACCTCTGAAAATAGAAGAACTATTCATACTCATAACAGAATCATACAAAGCATTATGAGGTAAAGTAAACAATTCATTAATATCACCTAACCAGTTACTTGTCTGGAAATCTACAATAGTTTCAAGTTCTTGGCAAATCTTATAATGTGTCTTTCCTGGTTGTAATTCCATAATTAAATAATCACGATAATTACCACGTCTGAAATAATATCTTTGAATATATCTGATTGTATCGCCAATAATATAGTCTAACTGTTCATCAGAAATTTCAATACAAATAACCGGACTTCCCAACATCAATTTAATATAATTTCTTAACTGAGCGACGTTTTGAATCATCGTTCCTTGAAGAACTGGGTCACAATTATTCTGCGGATGTTGCGGATAATGTGGAGTTGGATTCGTCCATGGTCCTGGTCCAACAGGTGGATCAGGCATATGTGGATGTGGTCCTGGTTGTGGTTTTAAACGTGACCTTCCACCTGGATGCGGAACAAAAGGTTGCATCGGGTCATGATCAAACATTGGATTATCTTGTATTTCAATATTATCAGCCATATATTATTTATACCCCGAAAATTTCTCTTAATCTTGTAAACTCTGAATATTCTATAATTGTAGAAATCTGTTCTACAGTTCCCGCAAATTTTAAATAACTTGGTGGAACATTTTGAGTTATATATCTTGCTGGTTGGAATTCACCATATTCATTATCAAAATGTGTCCTTACTCCTGCTGGTAAATGTGCAATATAAACATAATTACCATAATGTCTTGCATTTATATCATCAAATAAAGTTCTTAAACTTCTACCTAAAGCTTTTCCAATATTTTCATCATTCTTTTTTATACTGCAAATATCTTCTAGTTTCCAAAGATATACTCTCTTATTTGGATAAATGATTCCTCGTTTCATCGTATTAGATTTATCCAATTCATCATCTGTTGATGCAAGTGCTTTAAGACCTTGATTTAAAATTATAGACGGTTTTACAGGAGATATATGTAAATACAAACCATGAATTACTTTATTTTCATCGTCATAATAACCATTATCCATATTGTTCAACTTCAAAATATGGATATAATCATCCTTGACTTTTGACATATACCAGCCATATTTATTAAGAATCTTATCGAATTCCGACATTTTTATATTCTTTGCTTCGATAGCCTTAACAACAGTTTCTTTGTCAAGAATTAAATCAGAAGGAGAATTATTTTTTGGTAAATCTTCTGCATCAACATCGTAATAATCAACAATAAGATCGTCATTGTTGTATAATACATCGAGCAATTTATAGCCAGGAATATTATTTTCTAAAAATTCATTAAGATTCATATACATTATTTATAAATAGCATGTGAAATTATATATTTGTCATTATCCTGGTTGTAAATATTCAACAACTTGCAGAAATAAAATCGATTTTCATCACATTGTTCCAAGAGAACTTTGGCCAAGGCTTAATCAGCATGTTACTTTGACATTCTGTCCTACACATCATAGGCTAATTTATCATCCAGAATGTAAAACTGGAGCACATAGTATTAAATCTGAAGACAGTTTAATAATAGACGGTATTTACAGAACAACAAAAGGTTATTCTGTAATTTTTCATGATATATACGGCCATGAAATTTCTAACGATTTCGATAAATGATATAAATATTATATGAATTTAACGGAAGCTATTAGTATTTTAAGAAATGCCAATTATTTAGTAGAAGCATCAGAAAGTGATGCTTATAGAGCGTCAAAACATGTTTTTGCAGAGTTTGAACAAAAAGAACCGGAACGTGTTAAAAACTATATTGAAAAATTAGAAAGAGCAGGTATTCAAGAAAGTTGGTCTCGTTATTATTTTAAAAATATATTGCATAAATTAAAACTAGATAATAGTGAAGCATTATATTATTTACCTGGATTGTTAAAATGGCTTTTACTTAAAAATATTGGAATAACAATAATTGAAGAATTTATACCAATTTTAAATGCCTATGCAAAAGATGGTAAAAAAGAGATAATAAAAAGAAACTCTAAATTGAAATTAGACCGTTACTTGAATTTGTTTGTTTCACAAAAAAATAATAAAGATCAATATAGTGAATTTGATAATCATGGACTTATATCTTTTGCAGATTTAAATGATATGTTATCAGAATACAAATACAAAGTAAAGCAAGAGAGTATAGAAAGGAAAAAAGCTGAAGAAGAAGAAGCAATAAGTAAAATGACTTCTACCAAAACTGATTATAAAATTGTAAAATTAGAAAAATACGAAGATACATTACCATATCACAAATATGTAGAAGAATATAATTGGTGTTATTTTATAAGTAAATCAATATTTGAACATATATATGCTAGGCGTGGTGTTAATATGTATCTTGCATTAAAACCAGGATTTGAAAATATGAGTAAAAAAGATCCAGGTTTTAGAGATTCCATGATTGCTATCGATGTTGGATTAGATCCGAAAACTAAAAAACCATTCTTAGCAGCATCTACTGCAAGAACTAATCATATGACAGTAGATGGTACACCAGATTTTGATAATCCAAAAGGTGGTGATAACTGTTATTCACCATATGAATTATCCAAAATTTTAGGATGTCCATATTATATAGCTTGTCCACCTCCAGAAAAACCATCAAATATTGGTGGATTCTAAAAGTTTACAATGTAAAAATTTTCAAATAAAATTTCAGTCACCTGGGTTTACAAGCAGGTGACTTTTTTCTATATTGTAAACAAACATTTAACAATGAATGGAGATAACAATGAATAAGAATGAAATTACAGAAAATTCGTATGTCATGAATAACCAAACTGGTAAGGCATACAAGGTCACAACAAATACGGTTCAGTCTCGTAATCGCAGAGAATTAATTGGAACTGGTCTTAGAAATCCGGAAATTACACAAGTTGCAGAATCGCATCTTGATTCTATTTCTTTCCCAGCTGCAATTATCTGTAGTGAAGCAGAACGTATTATCCGTTGGAAGAAGAAGCAGACCCCGTTTGAAAAGCAGGTTCTCGTAATGTATCGTGCACTCCGTAAGTCTATTGTAAAGTAGTATGGAGTGTTTTTTCATTAATAATATCGATGTTCCATATAACGATAAAAAACGTAAAGCTGAGTTATATGACAGATTTATTGATGAGCATTTCTTACCAGCTGATATGGTATGTATTGCTGGTGGTATATCGGAATTTTTGGATATTGAAATTACATTTTTAATTAGATTAGCTCAACGATATTCAAATGTTTATTATGTTTTTGGTGGTAGTGATTTAAAATCCGATATACCACTAGATCTTAAATTTGAAAAAGTTACAAATAACTTTAGAGCTTTACAAAAAAATAAATGCGTCCCCAAGAGATTAGACGGACATGTCTTTAATGTAGAAGATATTACTCTTGCAGGATTTATGGGTTTTGACATGCGGGAAGATATTTCCCAATGGAACTGGTGGTCAGACTCTAAAGACGATTACATGTCTTTTGAAAAAGAGCGTTACGAAAAAATTATAAATAAATCACCAGTTGTCGATGTTATGGTTTCTTATTACAAACCCGCCAGTATGGATATTATAAATAATTCAAAAATATGGCACTATGGTTGCGGTGATAATCAAGAAATTCAAGAATCCGACGGTAGGCTATTGATTACGAATAGCTGTCATGTTAAAAATTCAAAATATTCAAAAAAAGACTTTTTGTTTAAACTATAATTAGAGGTAATAATGAAGGTTACTGGCTTCAATATTCTTATTGAAAATGAAGAATCAATCGATAAACTTTCTATTGGTGGACTCACTCTTGCAAAAAACTTTACAATTCCAATGGCTTATGGACGTGTTGTTCAAGTAGGTCCAGGTCGTTTCAATACAATTCATTCTAAGCAAATTCCTCCTGAAATTGCAGTTGGTGATTTGGTTGTTTATAACCCAGGTATTGCAAAACCAATCACTGTAAACGTTAAGAATGCAGAAGGAAAAAATTTTAAGCGTCAGGTATTTAAACTTGAAGCAAAAGAATGTATATTAGTACTTAACGAAGCCGATGGAAAAATTTGCGGTATTAAATCTGTCAAAGAAAATTATGTCTTAATTAAGAGAGACAAGACAGATAAAGTTACACTCGGTGGTATTGAAATACCAGAGTTAAAGAAAACAATCAATAACATTACTGGTACTGTTGTAGTAACTGGTCCGGGAAAATATGATTCCCAGAAAGACCAGCGTCAGGGATGTTTTGCACAACCGGGTGATAAAGTTGCATTTATTGAAATGCAAGCAATTAAGCTTACAATTCCTGTAATAAATGAAAAGGGTGTAAAGACAATCGAAACATTTTATGATGTTCCGGATTCTGCACTCGATGTTTTAATTAGTACTGATAAAGAAGGCAATATGAGCTCATTAAAGAAAATTAAGGACGGTCACATCTTAGTCCAACGTGATACTGGAATTAAGCAGACTAGCACTGGTATTTATCTTGCAGATGAAGATAAGGAAGGTCATTTGGTCGAAGCAAAGGTTATTTATCTTGGCGATAAGTTAACATCTGGCGTTAAGGTTGGTGACAAGATTATCTATGTCGATGCAAAGGATAATAATAAGAAATTTAAATTGCCTATTGCTGGCGAAGATGGAAAGATTGTAAATCAAGAATGTTTCATCTTACCAGAATCTGAAATCGAGGTAATTTTAGATGAAAATGAATCGTTCTAACATTATTATAATAGCAATCTGCGTTTTGGTTTATAGCGTCATTCTTGCTAGTTTTGGCATTTTTGGCTCAACAATCCAAAACGGATTGTTTTATTTCTTCAAAAATATTCTTCCTATAATTGGTATTGTAATTGGTTACGGTTTAACAATTTTTATTCCAATCCGTGTTTTCCAAGCATTAGAAAGGAATAAGCAAATTAAAGCCGATATTGAGAATGATAAAAAGTTACAAAACCATGTATTAAAAAATAAAGAACTAGAAAATAACATCCGAAATGTATTAAATAAAGAGGACACACTATATGATTAATGGACAAACTCTTGAACAAGAAGTAAATGAACCTAAGCATTACAGATCTCATGAATCAGGTATTGAAGCAATCGAAGTAACTCGTTGGTTGCAATTTGACCTCGGAAACTGTTGGAAATATTGCATGCGTTATCGTGACAAAGGAACTCCTAAAAAGGATATTAAGAAAGCTCTTTGGTATATTAACGATTTCCATAAATATTTCATTGATTATAATAACGACTCAACTTTTATTCATAAAGTCCCAGAAGATGTTATTGAAAAGATGTGTAAGATCATCGAAGCAGAACCAAACAAGACTATTAAAAATATGTTGGAAGTGGTTTTACAGATTGTTACACAAAACGGTATTCTGAAACCGACTGATTATGAATTTGCTGTTCATGAATTAGAACAGTTTGTTGAAACTCTTGAATAATAAGGAATACTAATATGAAGATAACTAAAGTTAAGGTTTACCCTTACAAAAATAAAAGTAGAACTGGTGCAGTTGGTGTAGGACTTGTAGTTCTCGAACATCAATTACTCTTGTCTGGTCTTGAATTATATGAACGTAATGACAAACGTTTTGTTAAGTTCCCAAAAAATGAATTTAATAAGCATGATTTGTGTTATTGTCAACCGACATCTCAAACGTTCAATAGTTTAATTACTAATGCATTGTTTAAAGCATACGATGAAACTACAAAGACTACTGAATTGGCAGATCCAAATGATCCATTAAACAATTTTGATACTTATCTTAAAGAATCTGTTGCTGAAATGTATCATGGCTTTCAAAATCATGCATTAAGAATGGCAGCTAACAATATGGATATTTGTGCTCAAGCTGTTGGCGAAAGCACAGAAGTTTCTGATGAAGTTACTTCTCAAGATCTTAATCCAGAACTTGGCAAAAAATTCTATGCAGAACAATTAAAGAAAGAAGGATTAGCTGAAGTTAACAGCGTATATAAGGAATCTTAATAATGGCACATGGCAAGCATACATATAAACTGCCACCATTATTTAAAAAAGAAAAGGATTTATTCAATATAGCGAATGATCCTAAGAAACTTAAAGCATTAAAAGAAGTTGTCGACCAAGCAGCCAAAATAGGTGATAATTTTAAAAAGTTCAAAGATATACATGAATGGTATTGCTACGTCGAAACTTTAATTCCAAACTTTGAAAATAAAACTGAATTCACTGAAAAATTAGAGGCATTAGTATATGAATATTACGATGAACAAGAAGACAGTATCTCCACTGACATTAGTTAAAACCGTTTATGCATCTGTTCTTGAAGATGTTTATGAACATTTTGAAGAATATGCAAAAGTATATGTAACTGATTATAACGAATTTAATGAAGAAGAATTAAAAGTTATTAAGTCCAAAAACGAAGATCTTAATAAGAAAATCAATACATTTTTAGGCAAGAATAAATTGGTATAATTATGAATTTCGAAATTGGACAAGTCTTTAAGGATAAACACGGTAATACTTATACTTTGTTATCTCGTGATAAGGAATTTGGAATTTTTAAGTTTAATGCTGTTCCAAGAAAGTTTAAAATAATTCAATATTGTGGTGCCGAAGCGGTTGTTCAATATGGTGAAATCTTATTCCAAACAGAAAAGAAATTACCGTATGATGAAGAATTTGATGCACCTAAAGTTACTAAGGCAGTTAAAATAAACAATAATAATCAAAGGTATATAGATGTATTCAAAAGACATAAAATCTCCGCTATTTCCGCAGAATGAAAATCCGGTTGTAGAACCGATTAATCCAGAAGAGGATTTACCGCCTGAAGAAGGTGAAGTCCAACAAGTAAATCTTGGTGAACTTGGTAATTATTTTGATATTGTCAGAAATAATTATTTTGAAGCAAATCGTGTTCTGTTTATTGTTGGTCCTATTACTTGGGAAATTGGTATTAGAGTTATTCAGAAACTTTCTTTCTATGATGATGGAACTAAGAAACCTATAACGATTTACATTTCATCTCCAGGTGGTGAATGTGATGCTGGTTTTGCAATTATCGATTGTATTAATGAATTGAAACGTAAGGAAGTTGAAGTTCATACAATTTGTATCGGTTCTTGCTCTTCTATGGCTTCTGTTATTCTTGCAAGTGGAACAATCGGTCACAGATATGCTTTCCCTTCTTCAAGAATTATGATTCATCAAGCAGGTATTGAAGCAACAGGTGGTAAATTGAATGATATTAATATTATTCAGCATGAACTTCAGGTTTGGACTGATAATATGAATAAAATTTTCAAGAAACAGACTGGTAAGGATCTCGATGAATTAAAAGCATTGACTTCTTATGATAATTATATGTCTGCATCTGAAGCAAAGAAGTTAGGTTTAATTGACAAAATAAAAACTAAGTTAATCTAAAATGGAAGACTTATTCAATAAAATTTATTCAACTGAATTTTTATTTGAAGTATTCATGGGATTAGATGAAGGGGCGATAAAGGATTATTACGCCCTTTTCATTTCATCTATGGCATATTATAAATTTATCAAAATCGATAAAGAATTTGCAAATGTATTGTATGTAAATATTATGAATACGTCACTTAAAAATACTGACCAAATGCTAGAAAAGATAGATGAATTTTTAATTAATAAATCTATCGATAACATGGAAAATGAACTAAATAGTATTTTTTAACTATGCAAAAACTTACTCCTACACAAAGTTTGTTACGTTTTTTGGAATCTTATGGGCTTAATCCAGTAGATGATGAATCCACTGAGATGTTTGAATCTATTGTAAATTTTTTACATCAAGAAGAAATTCAGGAAGTTATTGAAATGATCAAAGAAAAACTATCTTGTAAATATCCAGACTTTCTTGATTATTTTGATTGCACTGAAAATATCTTATCATTAATTGATTTAAAAGCAGAAGATCCAGAAAAATATTATACTGTCATACAATATACAAATATAATGCTAAATTTGTTATGTTCTTTGTTAGAAATGGACCAAACAATCGTGTTAGATCCAGAAAATTTACGCAAATCATATTTTTTAGTGATAAAATTAAAAAAATGATTATAAATAAAGTATAAATAAACTGGTTATTAAATTATGAGTGATTTTTTAGACTATTATAAAAAGACAGAACAGGCTAAAGCCATGACAGAAGAAGAACAGCTTGCATTGCATAAGAAGCACAAGCTTATTGCAGCGCAAAGACATAAACTTGAAGAAGAAGATGATTTCTATAAAGACGAACCGAACCTTGATGAAGGCCGTAGAATTTTTAAGAAACCTGTCCGTATGCCACAGCCGGCTCCAAGACCTGCTCCGCAACCTATGCAAAGACCGGTTCCGTGTCCTGCACCAAGACCAGTTCCAGAAGAGATAGACGACTATTTTGATGCACCTGTTCAACCGAAACCAAAAGTTCCGGCAAGAGATCCATTTGATGATATTCCAGCAGTTCCTGCTGTTCCAGCTATTAAGAAAAGAAAAGTTCCAACTATTGAAGAATCATCAAATCCAGCTTTGAAAGAAGCATATTCAATGATGAATGAAATGCAAAGAAAGATAGAAAATATGTTCTATCGTTATGGTATGGCAGGTCTTGAAAAGATTAATGAATGTATGGAAGATGTTTTTGAAGACATCGTAAATCCAAAACCGGTTCAAGAAATTAAATATATAGAAAAGCCTGCAGTTCCTGTAAGGCCAAAAAAGAAAATTATAAGAAAACCATCTACAGTAACAGAAACAACAACTCCAGAACCAAAACCAAAGAAACCAACAACACCAATGACCCCCGAGAAGATACAACAAGCGTTTGAAACTATTAATAATACCCTTGATATTGCGCAAGTTGCAGCTGTCGCATCTAAAACAGAAAACACCCAAACTGAAAGTATTGGTGAATCAACTTTGAAAAAAGTTCAAGCTAACGCAATGATGCTTGAAAAATCTATGAATAAGAAAAAAGAAACTCCAGCTGAAGAAGCAGCTGATGAGACCTATGTTCAACAAGAAGAATTTGATATTGTCGAAGACAACGTAATCGATGATCCAGTAGCAGAAGCAAAAAATTACGACGACGTAACTCCAGCAAATCTCGATGAACATACTGCAATTACAACTGATATAAACGATAATCCAACTAATGAAGAAGAATAAAAATAACAAATCTCAAAAAGGTGAAAAACAAAATTTGTCCGAAGTAGTAGTTGAAGGGACAGTTATAGAAGCCCGTGCAAATGCTATGTTCGATGTGAAATTGGACAATGAACAAATAGTTTTATGTACAATTTGTGGTAAGATAAGAATGAATAGAATTCGAATTTTACCAGGTGATAGAGTTCAATTAGGATTGTCCATTTATGATATGACAAAAGGGAGGATTCTCTACAGAATATGATACCAGAGTATAAAAGAGATAGAAAGCATGGTTTTAATGTTCAGGAAGCTTTGGAAGGCATGCCTGAAATGGCCGAACTAATCGCAAAACAAAGTACTTGGGATGAGTTTGAGCAAAAACCGGATTTTAGTGAAATTCCAGCTGAGTATCAAGGAATGATTCCCGAGAATATTCGTAATCAAAAAGATGATCAACGAATATATAACATGTGGTTAACAAAACAATAAATTATTTAATGAGGTAAAATACTATGATGACTAATGGAAACAACTTTAACGATGCAGTAGACTCCGAGGACGTTCTCGTTAATTCTATTCGTGCAATTAAGCAGTTTATTCCTGCTCGCTTGGATGAAGTTAAGAAGACAAATGTTCCGTCTGGTAAGGAAGAATTTAAGTCTGGCTATATGCAGGCTTTCAGTGACCTTGCAGCATTTGTTAAAGCATTAAACATTTAATATTTTTAAAAATATTAAATAAAAATCCCATGAGGAAGTTCCTCTGGGATTATTTTATTATATTTGTAAAGTAAAATAAATAATATAAATTACCGTATAATACAGCGAGTTGAAGGTAAAAATAAAATGACAGGATTCAAAAATTGCTATTACGATAGCTTTAAGAAAAATATATACCTGAAAGAACAAGGTGTTCCAGGTTGGCAAAAATTCAAATATTCACCATGGTGTTATATTACAGACCCAGAAAATAAAGGTGAATATAGAGATATGTATAAGAGGTCGTTAAAACGATACGATTATACAAATAAAGATGAAATCGCAGCTTTAAAAGCATCAGGCGCAATCATTGCAGAATCAGACTTAAAACCAGAAGTCAAATTCATGCATGAACGTTATGATAAAGCTGAATTATCAGTAGACATTAATGATTGGAATACTTGCTTCTTCGATATTGAAGTTGCAGGTTCTTCTCCATTCTATGATGAGCATATAATCGAAATCAGAAGTATCGATAGAAAGAAATTTGGTCAATGTGAATTGTATGTTTTCGATACAAAATGCAAAGATAAATCTAAATACGAAGTTTTCGATGAAGAACAACACATGTGGGTCAAGTATGAAGACTCATGTTATGTTACTTATGAATTCCCGGCTCCAGAAAAAGCAGAATGGCCGATTAACTTAATTACATGTTATTCGACTAAAGCAAAACAATCTTATACTTGGGGCTTAAAACCATATTTTGGTGATGTTCAAGAATTACCAAACTATATTCCTTGTAAAAATGAAATTGATTTGATTGATAAGTGGACTAAGTGGTTCCAGAAACAGGA